GGCATTTAAACAGATACAAACTCACCAGACTAATCAGAGGCTGATTCACTATGGGTGCGTATCTTATCTAGTTGGCCTACCAGATATTCAACGGGCCATGTTCGTCAGGTAATCCGTAAGACTGAGGTTGTTTGCGGGTTGTGTAGGCATATCGCGCAATACGCCCACACTAATGTTGTATATAGTTATACTAAAAAATAACTATTTGTCAACACTTTTTTTATCTGGCTGAACCAGATATATCATAGATAAACTTTCCACTACGGATAGCTTCCATGATTTCATCAGATTTCGCTTCATATTCTTGAGGCGACATCTTTTGAACTTGTGACTCTTTCATGTATGTACCAGAACCATCATCTTGTGGTTTGCTGCGTGACCTACGAGAATCGACAGATTTTGCGGCAGACTTATCTGATGCAGACTTTTTACTTGACATACCTTTGTCAGCCTTGTACAAATCAATTGCTCTTGCTGCTGACTTAGCATCATTGTCATTTTCATACAGTGCGTCTTGTACCCACTTAGGCTGTTCTTCTGCCCATTCATGGAACTCATCGCTGTCACGAATTTCGTCAAAGTCTGGATGCAGTCGCATAAGTTCTGCTTCAGCTTTTTCTTTCTTTGCTGTGTACTGCATATCGTCAATTACTTTCATGCGTTCTTCTAGGCTATCTGCCTGTTCTTTCGCTTTTTTGATAGCAATTGTTTCTACGATTGCAGCAACATCTGGGTATTGTTTAGCCCAACTTTCTAAGTCTTCATCTGACTTAGGCAGTCTCATTTCTTTTTTTGTTGCTGCATTTAGTTGAGACTTGAGTTTTTCGATTTCCTCTTTAAACTCTTCAGCCTGTTTCTGCTGATGTCTACGCAAATCAGAGTAACGCTTCTTAAAGGTTTTTTCTTCAGCGTTGGTTGGTTCTTCTTCTTCTGGTTCAGAAGATTCTTGTTCTACTTCACCTCTTTGCTCCTTGAGTAACTGCTCAAGTTCTTCTTCTTCCATTTTGCGCTTTTCTTCGTTAGTATACTTACGATTTGCAAACGCGACTTTCTTTTCAGGCTGCATTTCTTCAGCCATAATTGTAGCAGACTCTGCCATTTTATTTTACTCCTTGTTGGGGCCAACGTAGCCACACCTGTCGGGTGGGGGATGGGTAGGCCAACTGATTGTGGTTTATTATTTAGAAGCTAAACCACCACGCTTCATCTTTTTAGCTTTGGGTTTTGGTTTTTCAATTAAACCGCCCTTTGCTCTATATCCCATTCCAAAACTTCCCGAATCAGAAGACCCTCCAGAATAACCACCATAACTAACATCTTTTCCTGCAGTACCGTATCTATCGCCACCTGTAGTTGCAGGTCCATCACCTTCTTCTTTTTGTTTTTGTATAGTTTTCTCTTGCTGTTTTATAATTTCTTGACGTTGTTTTTCAAGTTCAGCCTGTCTAGCCTCTTCTTGTTTAGCCCTTCCGATTTCCCTAGAAAGCTGTGTTAAACTTTTATTAAATCCTTGATCTGTTTTTAACGATATGCCCAAAACTGAAGCGGCAGCTTTTAGACCATTACTGACTTCTTTTTCGGTCTTTGGTTTTTTCTTATCATTAAAAAAGATGCTCTCCATATCTTTAGATACAGATTTAACAGTTTTAGCAATTAAGTCTTGTTGGGCAAGGTCCATATCACTAAAAGACCTGACATCTGTGTAGTCAGCTTCTACCCTGCCATTTACTATATCTACATCTCCACCTCTAAAACCATCGACAACACCACCAAACAAGGCACTACCAATTTGTTTAATAGGCGCACGTTTTTCTTTGTTCATAACTTCACCAAGCGCACCTGTTACACCAGCTTTACCAAAAGCCTCGCCTAGCGTACCTAGACCAAATCCATAACTGTCAATTACGTCACGCAATTCGTCTGAGAGTCCTGATCTGTCATAACCAATACCTGTTACGTCCGTGGTAGTATATTCAAGTTCTATACCTGGCCCCTCACCTTCCTCTTTTTGTACAGTAGCCGTTGGCACTTCCGGGACTACCGCCTCTACTTGCTCTGTAGGTTTTGGTGTAAAGCCTATTGGAATAGGATATATAGGCTTACCATCAACAAACGGAATAGTCATCGACTCGCCTGTTTCACTATTTACGTACTCTCGCAACTCATCATATCTGCCTGTTGTTGTAGGTAATAGTTCCTCAAAGGTTGGAGCAGTCGGTGTTACAGGAGTTGTCATTGGTGTGAAGCCTGTCTGCAGCGGAACTTGTGGGGCAACTGGTGCTACAGGCATTTGAGGTGCTTGGTAGGGCTGCTGACCATACGTTGCGAACTGTGACGGCTGTTGATAGACACCATACGGATTAGGAACTAGACCACCCTGCTGAAACTCCATAGGTTCATCTTCCATGTCTAAATCGTCAAGATCAAATGGAATATCATCTGGCAAGGTTGCTTCATCTGCATTACCCATTTGGCCCATTGCTTCCATGCGAGCAAGACCTGCTTTAGCCTCCTGTCGCATTTCCATAAGTTTTTCAAGACCCCAATATCGTACTACATCTGCTGGAAATACAAACTCACCTTCACTTAGTTGAGCAGGAATATCATCACGAACTTCCTCACGAAGTGAACCTGGTGGCACATCATTGCCTGACTCTTCGTCAATCATGCCGCCTTCATCCATAAGACCGCCATCTTCAAACATATTCATCTGTCTTTCCATTGCCATACCGCCCTCGTTAAAAGTTGCTGGTCTGCCGACCCTATCTGGATTTTCAATCTTTAGTTCTCTAAGTTTGCCAATACGTGCTGCACGTTCTGCTGCAGTTTTAGGTAACTTTGGTTTAGCCAAAACTAACGCACCGATCTGAACAACTTCTTCTGCCTCAAAAATTGGCATCATAGTATCTTTATCATAAAAGAAACTATGCCGTTCAGGATTAAATCCTACTTGGACATATCCACTTTTAGGATCGGCTAAATATTTCTGTGCTAACTGAAATGCTTCTTCATCTGAAAGGTCTTGCCATTCACCTTTCATAGTAGCCATAGGAAATTTATTAGTTTCATCCTTTGCAATTTTACGAACTTTTTCTGTTGATGTGCTTATAGAAAAATCTACATCTTTTAGAACAGCAGTACGCCCATACACATTACCCCCTTTGTTTGGGAGTGTCATACTAGCTACCCAAGTATTGTAATTGTTGTACGCAGGAATGTCTAAACGACTATCTACTATGGTTCCTTTTTCAATCTTCTTATTAAGACCAACAATACCTTTTGATGCTTTGCTTTTACCTAATGCTCCAACAGTATCTTTAAATGTAGGAACCATAGTTTGCAAATCTTCTAAGGTAAATTTAGTGGCGGGTTGATTTTCACGAATGTATTTACGATACTCTGGACCAGACATTAGACCCGATTCTAATTTCTTTGCTTGTTCAGGGTACTTTCTAGTTTCACGCCGTTTTTTCTCAGCCTTATCTACTTGGTTGCTTGGGTCATCACGCCATGCTTGGAGTTCGTCTGGATTGTCTAAAAATTTATTAGCCTCTGCTTCATCGACTTTACGAAACTTTTTAGCGAATGCACGAACAGGCTTATTAAGAATATCACCACCTGGTAAAAAGCCCATGCCTAATGCGGCAGTTCCTATTCCAGCACTAAGGTAATCACCAGAAGATAAATCCTCTGCTACTTCTTTTGCAACTATTGCTTCACCAACACCTGGAACATTCTCTGCAACAGTCTTGCCTGTCGCTGCTAAACCAGCCATTTGGTCTGTAATCATTTCTTTTTTAGTGCGACTGTCAACGCCACTTTCAATATCTTCTGTCTCTTGTATAGCCGTTGCTATACCGCCTTTATTCATCTCTGGTGCTTTAAATGTTTCTAATTCTTGTAAAAGGTTTTGTTTCGCCAATTCACGTTCTTGAATTTTGTCTGGATCATCCTCTGATGAAAACATGCTCATAAACCTATCAAATAATCCAGGTTGTTCTGGTTCTTCTACAGGAGTTACAGGAATGGCATCTGTTGTGTCGGGTGCTACATCTGTTTCTGGTAGATCGGGCAGTTTTACTTCGTCACCTATATCTGGCAGTTCACCTTCGTAGTCAAGAGTAAATGCCTCATCTGTCTGTGCTTTTGTCTCAGGTGCTACGGGTGCAGATTGTGGTTCAGGTATAACAGTGACGGGTTCAGAGAAGCCTTCTGCGACATCTCTTGTGACAGGCTGTACAGTTACACCTAGTGTATCGCTAACCTTTGTTTGTAGATTGGCCAGCTGCCGTTCTTTATTCTCTTTCTGCGGATCGTCCTCTTGAATGTCACCAAAATGTGCATTTACAAAAGCGGGAACCGTATCTGCATCCGCAAGTTTTTTCTTTTCATTTAAATGAACTGCGGCCAAAAATGGATAGTGTTTTTTATGGTCTTCTGCAGAAATATCGCCAACACCATAGCTGCCGTATACACCACCCTTTCGATTACGTTTATTAATGCCTTGTTCAATAAAACCTTTAATGTAGCTTTTGACATCACTGGGAAGCTGGGTGTAACCTTCCTTAAAGTTACCAGCCTCCATATTATCGCGCTTTTCAGTTTCGCTATCGCCCGGATAAAAATAGTCCAACGCTGTGCTATAAGTAATCTGCAAAGGACCAAATGCGGAAGACTTTTTAGAGGCACCTGTAAATATGTAGGGCCAGCCAGTCTTTTCCTTATATGCACCTACCTCTGCTTCCTGCAAGGCACTGTACATGTCAGCAAAACTTCTATCACCTACGGTCTGACTTGTCAGAGTATCGTATAACTTATTATACTTTTTAGTACCCACACTCTGTGGCATACCCTGAAAGTTTGGTGCCTGCTCTTCAGCCATCTAGTTCACTCACTTCATCCCTGAGACGCTTGATCTTACGTAGCACAGAAATAGAACCCTGCGCACGGAGTATCTCTACATTATTGTCTGTTTGTTCTAAAGTCTTCTGGTGCGTTGCAATTAACGCATCAAGATAATTACTGAAGTGCGTCCACTGGCGGTTGTTGGCCACCAGCGGCTTCAGCTTGCTGTACAATTCCTTGTCCACCATTTCCACTAAATCCTTGTTCACCCGGTATTGGTACTTGTCCTGTACCTATTGTTCCACCGCCTGCACCTGTTGGGTCCATCGCATCAGCACCTGCTGGCGCACCTTGCGGGGCTTGGGCAGGGGCTTGGAACCCTTTAAGTATCTCAGCTTGCAGAGCAGCTTCATTCATATTATTAACAACTTTGTCGGGGTCAAGGTCCATAGACTTTGCAATCTCTGTGATTACATACTGGAACTTAGCAAATGGGGCAAGGGCTGGATTGCTTGCAATTTGCAGGAATTGCATCAGACGCTGGCTACGAATTTCGTTAGCCATAAGACTTTCTGTACCACGTGCCTTTACTTCTAGGTCGCCTTTAATTTCTGGATCGAAGTCAAACTGCATATTGAAGCGGAACAAGCCTTCACCCAAAGGACGAAGCAAGTAGTCATCTACGTTTTTGATAACACTCTTGATTGATCCTTGTGCAGCGCCCATAAGCATTGATATGCCAGAAGCAGTACGCCCTACACCAGACACTCCTGTTTGACCATGTGCAAACGATGGAAAGCCTGTGCTTTCATCTGCCAGAACACGTGCCTTGTCAAACATCATCATGTTTTCCTGTGACACATTTGGATACTTTGTACCAAAGATAGCCTGACCCGGTGCGCCACCCTGACGCCTAAATACTTTACCAGGATATACAGACAAATCCTGCCCCGGTACTAAGTTTGTTTCATCTACCTCAATAAGCAGATTGCCAGACAGTACCGCATTGTCAACAGCCATACGCATAAAGCCATTCATGAGTGTTTGTGTGTCATCCATGTTTTCTGCAATACCTACACCAAAGAAACTGTATGGGTTTAATTCATACGGTGCAGCCATGTATGGAATTTTAGACGGCTTAAATGGGTTAAGCACAAGACGAATCAACTTGCCATTACAAATCCATGCGTTTGCTTGTAGTTCATCAAACTCTTCAAAGTCTTTTGGAATATCTACGCCCTGCTCAATGAGCATCTCAACGTCAACCATACCCCAATACTCAAGGACTTCAAAACGGTCAATACCATGCTCTGGTGCATAGTCTGACAAGTCGTCTTCCCAATACTTCTTAGTATAGTTTTCGCCACGAGAGATAACTTCATCAATAACAGAAGAACGGAAGTACGGACGCTTCTTCAGAGAACGCAATTGAGTGCGTGACATCTTATGGCGTTCAATTACATACTGCGCCTCATCCATGTTATTAGCGTCTGGGTCTGGATAAAAGTTCCAGACAGAAACATGAGATACTTGAGGAACAGTCTTAAAGGTTGGATCATACTCGCCGTCCTCATCCCAATTAGGATATTCTTTGTCAACGGCAAACGGACCTTTCATAACGCCTGTACCAAACAACGCCATCTCAAATGCAGTACTACGCAAATACTTTGTTGCGCTAGACTCTTCAAGTTGATCGTGTATCTTCTTCTGCATCTTTTTAGCAGCAATCATTGCTGGGCTAAATGTAATGGCAGTTGGAGTTAGGCCTGGCCCCTCCTTTAACTTATCCTGTATAGGGTCAAGTTTTCCCTGCAGAGGGCCAAGCATGTCCATCAAAGTCTTCTCTGTAGCACCTGCTGGTAAGTCTTTGCCATCTCCTGCAAAGCCATAAGGACTTTCTAGGTCAGACAAACCCATCGCCTGATCTGGTGCTTGAGGATCAAAGTGTACATTATCTACGACACCTTCAGGAAGTTCTGTAGGTTCAATAGAAAGCGGAAAACGACTGTTGGCAAAAAGTACATCGGTAATCTGCCCATACGCTGCCAAGGTCTTTGTTTTGGTAATCTTAATAAAGACACGAGATTTCTCCGTTTCGGTAAACTGAACATCAGGCCCATACAAACCACGATAGTTGCGGTATGCCTTTAGCCAGCGTTCCTCATCGTTATACCGATAGTCTTCTGCTTTTGTGTAGCGTTCTTGGATGAAGTCAATGATAGAAGAGACACCTGCATCTTCGGTATCGCTATCATCTGTATCATCTAGTGCAATAGCATCGTCTTCGATTAGAATGTCATCTTCTTCCATTGTATTTCCTTTTAATACCCAAATGTTGAATCAGCTACTTGCATCCCAGCTGACGGTCTTCCCATAGGATCGTAGTCAAATATACTAAATCTTGGTCTTGACATTATACCATATCTTAACGCATCATACAAGTGGTCTTCACTATGCGTGTCAATGTCCTCTGGATTTTTCTTGTCAATCGGCAGGGCTGGTAGTTGGGATATAAGATTGGTGCAATTGTCAAAGATAACAAGTCTAGGTTCCTCTGTATATTCGTCTATTTGCAATCGGCGGTGTATTTCGTTTTTGCCAGCTACGCGACTGCCTCTGCTTCTATCTGATGGACGCCAACGACATCCCTTCATAATCATTTGTTCAGCAAGGCTAGGACCAGTATCCCCACGCTTATGCCAAAGAGAACTATCAAGAACACCATACTTAATGTTGCCATCCCCAGATTCCAGTTCAAGTATTTGCTCTGCCAAATCTGTCGCAAGAACTTTAGAAACGTAATGCTCCCGGTATATAATAAGTTGCTCAGAAGGAGAAACAGCAAACCAAAGAACCCCACTAAATGAACCGTAACCATAATCACAAGCACGAAACTTGACCCAATTATGAGGAATGGGGAAAGGATCAACCACATGAATTTCTCTGTTAAATTCCGTAAAGGCTGCACCTTCTTTGATATCCCAATCACCTTCTAGTAGCTGTCTCCGCTGCTGCTCTGGCATAGATAAGAGCATTGCTTCGTAGTCACCCGACTCTGCCAAGTAAGGATTGTCAGATAGTCTTGCTGGGATAAACCGCCTTTTGAATAGAGGCTTGCCAGCTTTTGCATGTCCTGCGGGATATCGCAAGACTTCTCCTGTTTCAGAATCTGTAGCATCGAAAGACCTATTATATGGTGCAGGGTCGATGAACATCTTCTTGACCCAATGATGACCCCTACCACCGGGGTTAGTTGTAGCCCTCATAAAGATGGGCAAATCTGGTGCAGTAGACCGTAGACGAGATCGCATGTAGTTCCATGCATATGGTGTGGCCCATTGAGTCAACTCGTCAAAGCCTATCCAACTAAAAGCCAGACCCTGATAACGCAAGACATCATCATCTCTGTCGAGGTATGACATCCACAACCTTGCGCCAGATGGCGCGGTCCACTGCATCTTCCGTTCTGACCACTTAATACCAGGCCAGATTTTTGGGTACAACTCCTGCGACTTGAATATGAGTTCTCTCAATTCTTCTGTTGTGTGTCGTAACAAGAGTCCACTAAACTGTGGATGCCCCATGTAACGTAGTGGGTCTGCAAGCATTGCGTAAGACTTACCCCCACCCGCTGAACCGCCGTAAAGAACCTCTCGTTCACTAGCCGCTAGAAACTCAGTCTGTGGACCAGGATTTGGCTTAAAGAGTACGTTAGCGTGTTCCTCAATAGCCTCTGTTTCATATGAAACATCCTTGACCTCAACAGTTGGCTTTTGCGCCTGTTCTTTCTTCTTCGAGGGCTTTCGCTTTGGCGATTGCCTTTTCCGCATATTCTGCCCACTTGCGGAGGCTTGCAGCTTGGTTCTTACGTTGTTTTTCATTACCTAACCGTTTTCTCAATCCTACGTGAGATATATATCTTCCGCTATTTGTACTCAACCAATTAGATACTTCACGATACGAATATTGATTTACGTATTTTCTTGCCTTCTCTAGCAAGTCTAATTCAGCTGGTATAGGGTCAAGAAGGTCGGAGTCTTCTTCATTTACCTTGTAACCAAATGGTACAGTCCGTGCTATGCGTGGTATCTGTACCCATTCGTTTTCTTCTTTAATGTCTGTTGGCTGTGGTAGCTTCCACCGCCCTGCGCTTCTAGTCATCGTCTTCTACAACTGCTTTAGGTGGCATAAGCATAACACCACCTGTTGCTTCTACCTGCATCTTCTCTGTCTTCACCAGACCTACACGGTCAAGAAGTTCTTTAGCGGCAGACATCTTATCGCGAAGACCCAATTCCGTTGGGTCAAACAAAGCACCAGTCATAGCCATTGCAGCCTTTGGTGCATTACGTGCCATATACATTTGTGTGGCTTCTAGGATTTCTTCTTTCAATCCACGGACAATAGCGCTGGTACTGGAAGTCTCAGAATAACCTGCCATCTTTTTTGCTAATACCATATCACCGCCAGCTTCTTCAAAGAGTACTTCAAGAAACTTTTGTTGCCTCTCGTTTAATTGCCTAGCCATTTGTTCTCATCCTCTGTATAAGGCCACATTACATTTCACCTGTGTGCATAGCATGTGCTAATTTCGTTGCCCTTGATTTTACCTGATTTGCCCACCTGCTGTCAAGCATTTCTTTTGCTGCGACATCAAATTTATTTTCATGGACTGCCGCCCACATATTTTTAAACTTGCACAAGCGTGGTACACCCATGTTAAATGCCATGTCTACCAATATAAGCTGACGCACAGAGTCTAGCCTGTCTACGCAAGGGTGCGCACGTAACAGTTCTTCTTCGACTATCTGCACGTCATTCTCTGCTAGTGCCATAGCATCAGCTTCGGTAATACCATATTCATATATATGGTCAATAGTAGGAATGTCTAGTTCGTCTAGTTCTTCCTTGCTAATGCCACGGTCTTCTAGGTTCCGTCCGATACCTATTGTGTCAATACCCAAGGTATCTTTATATACCTGTAGGCGCAAACCTTCATGCACAATAAGTTTTTCAATTAGTTTGCTCTTGTCGTATTTCATTTCTCATGCCCCATCCAAACGGCAAACGCACCAGTCATTGCGCCTGTTACAACGCTAACTAAAGCGGATTGTTGTGTTGTAGGGTCTGGTAACGTCATAAACCACTCCACTACCCGCCAAGCGGATATTGACATCATAATCATCATCAATCGGGGAAGTAGCTTCCACGCCAGAACTCGTTCCATTACCAGTGTCATTATTCTTCCTCGCTTGATTTTCTGTAGTTTGTTGATGTGCTGCCCACATAACCATTATTTTTTTCCAAAGAATTTTGTAGCGCTACGTACCCCAAAAGAAGCCGCAACGATAACTCCCAAGGAATATTGATACCATTCAGGCATTGCTTCCAGTTGGGCGAATCCATTCTTTACTACTTCTTCCATACCTGGAATGAACGCAAGAATGAGAGGAATGCTGAACAGTATCGTAAGCCACTCGTCTTTCCACGAAGACTGACTGCCTTTAGCCATTTCCAAATCCCAGTCAATTTCTCCAGTAGCTTTCTTTTCCATGATGACAGCTTCTGCTTTAGCCTTTGCCACCTTTGCAGAAGTTTCTGCTTTAGACTTTTCAACTTTTCCATTGATCCAAGTTCCTGCCAGTTCAGCGACTGGTCCTATTAGCAAATTGAGCATAACGATCCTCTATAATGTATTTGAGATATTCCAGTCTGTCTTCCCAATCTGGCATCTCTTCACGTAACAACTTTATGTTACGATCCTCTGCGAAATCTTGCAGTCTTCTTTGCAATTGATTTTGGCTGTCGTACAAACTGTTTTCCTGCACGTGTACCTTCCCGCTTTGCTTTTGTTGTTGCTGCATACTCTGCTGGGCTTAATGCTTTAATGGCTTTCTCAGGCAAATACCTCTCGCCTGTTTTACCAGATGGTTCACCTGACTTAGTACGCCATTTCTGCTTTGTCCATCTTTTCAGGCTTCGTTGTGACTTTGCAAGTGCCATTACACCATTCCCCTACGTGCCATTCCCCAATAGACAAGACCACCTAATATACCCACTGCTATCATACTAGATAGTATTATTACAACAATCTCTACAAACTTCTGCCTACGTTCCCGTTGGCGATACAAAGTTTCCTGCCTTTGTTTTCTTATATCGGCTTCCATACGAATGAGTTCATCCCATTTGGACTGACCCATCGTATACTGTATCCACGTCTTTAATTCTTCTCTTTGCTTTTCTGCTTTAGTCTTTGCAGCAAAGGCTTCCATAGCCTCTTGTTCGACAGACGAACCTGCAAACAGTTTTTTAAATATTGGTGGGTTCTTTGCTTCTTTCTCTGCCTGTTCCAAATCAGACAGTGCGCCCATCCAGCGTCCTAAGTCTGACGCCATCTGCTCTATGTCACGGCCTACTTGAAAGCCTTGTTTAATAGTATTGAACGCTGCAGATGCGGTCGCCATCGCAGTAATCGGGTCCATTTAGTATATCCTTACGTTGTCGGGGTTAACGTATTTGGGTACACAGTAAGCTGTCACCCGGTCTTTTGGGTCTACAAAATCTCTATATTGATAATTACCATACCTTTGTGTTATTTGTTTAGCAAAATAATTACATCTGTCTATATTCCAGAAATACATATCTTGACTAGCTGGCCTTCTGAAATCTCCTGTACCTAAATAAACCAGAAGTAGGAACACGTGTTCCATATCATTTATCTACAGCCTTGTCGTGTAAAACCCACTGCAGACGCAGGACATCTTGACGTAGTTCTTCTATATCTTTTGCAGTGGCATGTCCTATCATAACTTCTCTCATTTCAAGTTGAAGTTCATTTACAGTTTTCATATTCCATGCAGCCAATGCCATAAGCAATGCCATCAAACCACCAACGATTTGCTTTTCCATTATTTATATCCACCGCCTGCTGCTTTATATTCTCTTGCCAGCATCTGTGCCTTACGTGCTGACCACTGACCTGGTTTACCACCTTTGCTGCCAGCTTTAATCTTTTCAAATAATCTTTTTCTCAATGCTGGCTTAGTGTAGTTGCCAGCTTCATTAACTCTACTCTTGCTCTTCTTTTTAGTGACCTTCGATTTGCTAGTTTTTCTAACGCTGCCACCTTTCTTGTATTCTTTTTGTTCCTTCTCCACGCCGCTAATCGTGCCTCTTTGTGCTGCCCCGTAGAAAACTCTCTCACCTTTTTTCTCCCCATATTGCTTGGTCATAGCAGATTTAATCTTTTTTCCTTTAGGTGTAAGCGGCATCTCCTTTAACTCCGTTGAGGCATATATGATTCTTTAAGTTTTACAGTAACAGTTACGGCACTGCCTACGCTGGCAAGGCCACGCAATTTGTCACCCTTAAACAACCATAATGGGTCATCGTTAATCTGAAGCAGTGAATTACCTAGCAATTCAACATTTTCAGCAAGGGTATAATATGTAGCACTTTGGTTATCATACCAATCTAAACTAAATGTCACGTTAGAAGAACTAGCATTATTAATGTATATATTATCTACCTCTGCTTCATAGTTTGATGGAACAGTGTAGATGTCTGCATTACTTGTGGTCAGTTCAAGTCCAACGGTGCGGTTCTTTGTTTCCATATTAGTTCTCTATGTAAAGGATGTCCATTGAAGCAGCTACACGTAAGTCTGCATTCGAACTAGTGGCTACAGCGCGAAACTCAATGTCTGTCTTTTCTGAAATAGGTTCAGGCGTAATGTAGTTTTGGTGAAACGCCGCCTGAAACAAATCAAACTTATTCTTAACACGAAACACGCCGTTAAGTTCTCGTGTAAGATAGCGCAACGTAGCGACCTTGTTGTTCTGTTCTGTAAACGCAGTAGCATCTAATGCTAGTAGATATGCCGTATATCCAGCAGGTACAGTCCACACTGTCATCAGGGTTTGATTTTCACCATTGGTAATCTGTGCATAAGTAGTGCCGCCGTTGGCTACAGTTACGTCATCAGTGGGAGCAGTAGACCCCGCTATGAAACAGCGATTAACCCGCAGGAATGTTTGGGTTGTTGTAGCCGTACCACTACCAGCCAGTGTGACAGTCTCGTTGACTTCATTATAATCAGCATCCAGACCACCTACATTTACCTGCACACCATTATCCGTAGCACCTGCACCGCTAGTCACTGTCATAGCCACAGCACTAGATGGGTAAGTGTATATACCACCACCATCCCAAATGGTTTCTTCTACGTCTTGAATTACAGAATTGTGACCAAACTTGAATATGCGTTTGTGACCATTTACAAGACCACGGGATACCTGTACAAAGTAGGGGTAGTAACCAACACCCCCACCCATTCCAATCAATTGTGGGTAGCTTGTTATACTCATTGTCTATCCAAAATATGCTTTAGGCTTGTTCCGCTTATTCACATTTTTCTTGTGAACACCCGGACGCCTAATGCGCTTCTTTTTCATAAAACTATTGGCGTATTGCTTTGCCATTATTTCTTCTTCTTAGCCATGCCACCACGCATCATCATTTTCTTTTTAGCAGCCATCTTAGCCATGCCACCGCCGCGCATTCGCTTCTTGGCAACTCCTCCACGCATCATTTTCTTCGCTGCTACTTTTGTCTTGCCCTTCATTTCTCAATCTCCGTCTGTCTATAACTAATGAGTGAAATACTTCTACGGGAAACTTTAAGTAGTAGCCACTCTTTTCTAAACTCAATGCTGCATCGTCCAATACAGATAGTCTCTGCACAAATACCATGCAGTATGTCAAGGAATTATCAACTACCCCATCTTCAATGAGAAAGTCCAGACCAGCCTTCTCAGCATCATAGTCTGGATGAAATACCATTAAGTGTAAGTCAGTACCTGACACTGACATTGCTTCGTTAACACCGTCACAGAAACCATCCAGATATTCCATGTCGGGTAAGGCTTCACTAGCCCACACAACTATGTCATAGTCATGTTTATCAAAGTCACGCACAGACTGTACCAGTCCATCTATGCCAGTGTTGATGCTAAAAGTAACCTTGTCATCAGCCCATGCCTGTTTAGCATAGGGGCAAGGTGGTAGTCCATTTAACTTGTCGTTAGGTATTTCAAGAAAGTTTTTAGACCAATTACGTATATCTTTTTCTACAGGATGCACCGCTATACGTCAAATCCCATGTTACGTACAGCATCCCGTCCTTTAGATGTGGAGGCCAATTTACGCAAGCCTGTGTTTGGCAACTTGTCAGTAACACTGCCACCAGCAGCATACATATGCTCTTTACCATTGGCAACACCACCGCGCATCATGCCCTTCTTCATCTTTTTAATCTTGTCCTTTGGCATAGAACTAACACCGATTGACACAACAGTTACCATATCGTCTTTCTTGTTCTTAGCCACGACTCTTTCTCCGATCAACGGTAGACTTTACCATACCGCCTACTCGCATATCTTGTGCGCCCTTACGTGCTGCAAGTTTGGCTTTTTGTTGCGCTTCTTTTTCTGCATAAACTTCTTTAGCACCATCAATAATTTCTTGCACAGCTTCACGTGCTTCAGAAATAGATACACCTTCTCTAAGTGCATCGTTTACAACAGACTCTTTGTTGAAAATATTAGCACCAAAATCTTTCCTTGCTTGATCCCGTGTCAGATCACCCATTTCAATAGCACCATCAATAAAGAATCTAGCTTTCTCGTATAGTTGCCCAATTTGCTCTTTCTTGTTCTTAGCCATTAGTATTTTCCTTTGCGTGACTTTGGGCTAGACTTTGTACTGCCACCCGGACCTTTCCACAAATGCCGACATGCCCAATAGCGAGCAGTCAACTTGTCATTCGCTGTATCACAGTTGTGCCTAGCACGAAACGACTTACGCGCCGCAGCACTATAGTTGTGACCATAGCCTGTAGCACCAAAATGTATCAACTTAACTTTATCACCGTCTTTGGCAAGAACCATCATCTTCTTACCTTCACGGTTTGACTTAATCGGTTTGTTATAACCTGGAAACTTTGTACCGCGATATTCAATAGTCATACGGATGAACCTTTTTTTAGTTCTTCACACTTCCACATAAATTGTACAGGAACACGTGGGAGAGTCGGTGTAATACTTGCCACCATCTCTTCAACACGGACTAGACATTCTTCTTCGGTTTTGTACGGGCCTCTATTGTCTGTAAACTGTACACAGTCATCCCGTGTAATCAGACTGCACACCAGTACCATTGCTGTCAGCATCGTCTGTCCACCCTTCCATACGCATTGCCCACTCTACGTGTTCTAATGTGAAAGGGCGGCCATAATGGGCTTCTACTGCCTTACGTACATAAAATACATCGCTATGAGGTATGTGTAATCTATCTAATGTGTTCGTTCTAATTGCTTCATAAAATGCTTCAAGAACATCGTCTGTATATAGTTTTACAGATTTTTTCGCCATTGTCAACTACTTTTTTGGAAATACGAAATTTAGTCTATATGGGGTATATTGGATGTAACATTAAATGTCTTTAACAAGTTTATCTATATTTAATGTTTTCATTTAATGTCTTTAACATCTAATGTTCTTACATCTATGTTTCTTTATTTAATGTAGAACATCTAATGTTTTATTTTATATATGTTATACCATACCCCGAAAATCGTGTCAAGCATAAACTGCATATGTCGCAGCAATTATCATAAGTTGCCTATTTTTTAGGCACTGTTGCACAATACTTGTGCATAGGTTGTGTATGAGTTGCCTTTGTGGTTAACACTTAATTTTCCCAATCTGTGTATTTCTCCATATATACGTACGTATACCCGGGGTGTGGCCCCTGCCCGCCACCTTTGATCCGCGCGATTTGCGCCTGATTGCGACACTTTTTATCTTATTCGCGCCAGCGCATGGTGGAATTGCGCGAGCATTCTATAAAAAAAGCAGCATTTTCAAGGGGTTGGTGGTGGATAGTCAATGGATATCCTATGAATTGACGCCATACCATAGTCAATAGATGCATCGAATAATGAAAGGCAACACAAAACTATAACGGCGATGCATATAATCTTAGCCATACCCCAACAATTTAGTGACGCCTAACATTTAAGAACACACCATGAACAAATCCCTTTATACTTTATATATAAAAAATAAAAAATTTTTCTTAAAAATAATTTTATCAATAAAAACAAAAACTTAACCAGGCATACCATCTTAACTTATTGAAAACATTACAAATCTTTTTTCTTTACTTTGTTTTTTTCTTCATGATAGGATTTAACCAAGATGAACGGCAAGACAGATTAGAGTCTTACAAAAATTATCTGATACCGATAAAGCCAAAAGCATCTAGAAACTGAATATCTAAACGCCACGGCAAATTGATACAGTTTCGACAAGGGAATAAAAAAAGAATTGACTAACCGAATAAAGCGAATTAGGATTTAGAGACTGAAACAAAACGAAAGGACCAAAAAACCAGACATTCAAAAAATGCTAGGTATCCATCACCAGCAAAAGCCCCAAAAGCACCCAAAAAGTGTAGGCATAGAACGATGGCAAGTGGACACATGAAATCCTTGTGGGTGGTACAGACCATAATGCACCAGAAGTGCGCCTAATTACCTGACCTACTGTAACGCCTATGCGCCTAGTTAGCCATAAGGTGAGGTCGAAGCGAGAGGGTATCCAGTAGGTCGGAGAGTGCCAGGACGGGGGTAGAGTGTAACTATCGGCAGCGGTAGTGTATGCCATGCACAAAACCCCCATTTCTTAATCTATAACTAGACCAAGGGGTGACACAATGAGTGTTGAAAATATTCTTGCCATATATAAGATGGCAACACCAGAAGAAAAGCGTGACGGTATTGTGTGGTATGCTGACGCATTGCGAGACTGTACCCGAATTGCGCTTGACACATGTGTTCCATTGCATGTTGTCGTTGGTGTGGTAGCAAGTCTATCGCCAAACAACAAGTGGGAACGCAATATTCAAAATGCAAAAGACTTAATCCATGCCTGTGTAAATGGGGATGGTATCGACAGTGTGAAGGTATGTACCTACCACAAAATGAAAGAAAAAGCATGGTCAATACTTGAGGCAATGCCTGACCATGATGGCGTGATTACTATATTGAATGGGCAAAAAATTATCTCATTCTATCGTAACATCATGGGTGACGACACATGCACAATTGACGGTCACGCACGTAATATTGCATACGGTGAACGTGTGGGCTTGACAGATGACAAGACCAACATTGGTGTAAGGGAATACCGTACACTACAGGCAGAGTATGTTCAGGCCGCGAAACGCACAAGGGTTAATGGGCGTGCGCTTAAAGCGTTTGAATTGCAAGCCATCACATGGGTGACATGGCGCAGAATACACAACATCAAGTGAGGTGACAAATGGTAATGAATAAGCAAACAAGCAATCTTGTTGAGATTGTAAAACTCAGGCAAAAAGTATCCCACCTCAACGGTAAAATATTGGGCATGTATAATCTTTTAGAGATGTCTGAGGATTGGATATCAGAAGAGCAACGCCATGGCTTATACATGGAAGCACAGTCATTGGAGGGTTTCTTTGCTATGAAGATAGAAGAAATCGAAGAAGAGATTGAAAAACTCAGACAAGGGGAATAAAATGACGTTAAAGTTTGAACGCAAAGAAAATTGGGGTGAGATTAGGTTCTACCCAAAGTGTGAAAAATCCAGGTTTCTTGCGGATTTGTGTGGACGCAAGACATTCTATAGGTATCAGGTGCTTGACATTCGTGACAAGTTAGGATATGAAATAGAACTTACAAACACCACACTCTAACCAGTATGAGGAGACTAAAACCATGTTTAAGACTGTATTCACTAAGAAAGTATCAGGTATCACACGCAACCATGTAGGTGTGGAAAATCTGCAAGCCAGACGCACTACCAATCGGTATGGACGCAAGGGTACTATGTTGAGCAAACGAGCAACCAAGTCACTACTTGCTGTATCGCGTGTCGATCAAGGCGGTACTGTAATCAATGGCAAAGAATACAAGGGTGGTCAATTCTGCCCACGCCAGAACATTGCGTAAGATATCGCGCATCAATCCAGTAGCCAAGGCGCTTGCCTTGTCCAAACGCAGGGCAAGTGTTATACCTAATAAAAAAAGGTATGATAGGAAGAGGGATAAAAAAGATGTCGAAAAAGATCATCACCTATCGCAAACCAGTAAAGGTCAAGGCGATTACGAATAAACAGAGAAAGCCTGTGTCAGCATTGCGTAAGCAACAGCGACAGGACAAACAGCAACGACAGAGAATGGGGTACTAGACCATGAACAAAGCAACAGCAAAAGCACTACGTGAAAAACTGAACGCAATCTTTGCGGAGCATGGCATTGATGGCTATGAGATACACGCAGGGAATGCATCATTTGATGACACACAAGTTACCTTCAAGGTAGAGGTACGTGAGCAGGGGGCTGGGTCAGTAGAAGAACGCGACTTAGAAACTTTTGCCAACATCATTGGGCTTGACACAACCAAGATTGCCAACCAGCAAGGCAAGACTTTCACGTTGGTTGGGTACAAGACACGTGCCAGAAAGAACCCATGGATTGTGCAAGACATGAGCAGTGGCACAAAGTATGTCATCAATGACATGACAGCCAAGCGTTGGTTTGCAAAGGATATTGCATAATGCGACAGCAAGATTTCAAAAACATGAAACGGTATCCCAATGGGGATATCGTTGATCTGTACAACGTCCATCATCTATTGACAGACAAACAGAAAGACAGTCTATCTGACGATGATTGGTCAAGAGTGATTGAATATGAACTTGAGTTGGAGGCAATGCGCTATGAATGTGCTTAGTTTATTTGACGGTATGTCCTGTGGACAGATTGCACTACAGAAATCTGGATTTCAGGTTGACAAATATTTCGCGGCAGAAATAGATAAATACGCTATCAAAGTGGCAAAGGCTAACTATCCTGACATGGTACATCTAGGTGATGTGCGTGATGTGTCAGCCAATGACCTGCCACAAATTGACCTATTGATTGGTGGCAGTCCATGCCAAGGGTTCTCATTTGCTGGCAAGCAATTGAACTTTGATGATCCACGCAGTAAATTATTCTGGGAATTTGTGCGCTTACTCAAAGAGTGCAAGCCCAAATATTTCTTGCTTGAGAATGTCAAGATGAAACAGCAGTCGATGGATGTCATCACTGAGGCATTAGGTGTCGAACCAATCTTTATCAACAGTAGCCTAGTGTCTGCACAAAATCGGCAACGCTATTACTGGACAAACATTCCGATGGATGGATTGCCAGATGATAAGGGCATCAAACTGCGTGACATTCTTGAGGATGGTTTTGTGGATCGTGACAAGTCACATTGCTTGGACGCAAACTATTTCAAGGGTGGCAATCTCAAGTCATACTTTGAGAAACATCGTAGGCAACTTGTGTTCAGCAAGGATGGCTTGTGCCATGTCGGTGATGCAGATATCAGTGGCAATCAGACAGTCAAGCGAGTGTATCATCCTGATGGTAAAGCACCCTGCCTGACAACAATGGGTGGAGGACATCGTGAACCCAAGACACTAACAAGTGATACCACATGGCGCAAACTTACTCCACTTGAATGCGAGAGATTGCAAACTGTACCAGAAGGTTACACCAATCATGTCAGCAATACCCAACGCTACAAAATGCTTGGCAACGGCTGGACAGTTGATGTAATATCACATATCTTTAATGGAATGAAGGAGACAATCACATGCTAACACTTAACACAACACACTATGACGCACCGAAGGAACATCTCGCTGAATCACTTGGCTTGTTACCTCATTGGGTTGTTGAATACAACCTGCTAGGTGAGACAGACCTTGTTCAGTACATGACAGAACGCTATGGCTTTGGGGAGTTGTATCGTTTCGGCGGCGAAGTACAAGAGAATGGGTCATACAAAAGTAACTATGATGAAGACGATGACCTAGAATATGTAGGCAAGATGGAGACAAAGGATGGTACAGTATACTTCTATCCCTATGCTATCACTGCCTTGCCTACTGATGACGGCTACTTTATTACAAGGATGGACTAACCTATGCAAGAACTTATGAAAGAAGGACTGAAGAAACTTATGTTTGACCATGATTGGCTGGACACCAGCGTCATGGGCCTAACAGATGAGAACATTGACACTAACGATTATGAAGAGGAGATTAACTATGACACAGAAGATTGACCAATACTATGTCAAATCAAACAACGTAGTCTTTGAGGACGGTGAATGGTGGTATGTGAGTCCTGACACAACAGGATTCAAATATCGTGAACGACTCGAAAGTCATGCCCGAAAAAATCGGACGCGAATGTTTGTCAACGGTAAGTACATTCCCAAGTCACACCCACTCCATAAGCCAGGAAATTTCAAAAGTTTGGATGATGCGTGGTCACACAAAGAAATCAATAGTGTGCCACAGGGGTATGTATATGCCATCATCAATCCGGCTTGGCCTGAATGGGTAAAGATTGGTAGCGCTTCTATTGCAGAAGATAGACTCAATGGATACCAGACATCCTCACCATTCCGCGACTACGAGATTGTCTGTACCTTTGAGACGAAAGACAAGCGCAAGGCTGAAACCCTGATGCACCGTACGTTAGAGCAGTATTCAGATGAACGGCGCAACGAATGGTTTAAGATAGACATTGACAAAGTAAAGGATATGTTCTATCACTATGACGATTCAGTAGTAAACAACCAGTAGAGGAGACTTAACTATGCCAAATTGGTGTGAGAACAGACTGACGATATGGCACAAGGATGCTGACGTACTTGATAACCTCATGGCGCAGGTTCGTGCAGACGAGAACGGTGACTTGTTTAAGTACATCAAACCTATGCCAGACAATACTTTTCGCGGCGCACTTGGTAACGAGGAACGTGAAGAGTGTGAACGCAAAGGCATACCAAATTGGTATGACTGGTCGATTGATAATTGGGGAACTAAGTGGGATGCATGTCACATGGATTGGTCACATGGTGATGATAACAATGTAACATTCACCTTTGACACTGCATGGTCGCCCCCCATTCCTATCTATGAAGCACTCATGGAGCAGGGCTTTGATGTCGAGGCATACTATGTCGAGTATGGTTGTGCCTTTGCTGGCGAGTGGCACTACTCAAGTGAAGATGAACAATACCTAGATGCATCCTTTAACATTGACGAAGAGCAAGTGTCGCCAGAATTAGATGAGGTATTTGATATCACTCGACAACTTCAAGAGTGGGCAGAAGAAGCAAAGGAGTGTGCCTAATGAATCGGTTTTTAATTGACCACCACCCTATCGCAATAGCCCAACAGTTATGCGATCAACACATTGTCAAGATGCCATTGGAAGAGGCGCAGATGTTATGCACTGCGCTGTGGCATCATGCACCAGAGTATGCAGAGGAACATGATCTATACAGACCTGTACATCAAAATCATCCATGTACTCTGTGGGCTATGGAGAGTCGTGCAAACTACACATATGCGTTCAATCTATACTCAGCAATGCTCAAAGAATATACCTATCGCTACAGTAAGAAACATGGAGCAGGTAAACATTTCCTAGCACTAGCCAAGGGTAGAGACTTTGTTCCAGCACATGCTATCAATCATGTAACAAAGCACCCTCAATGTTTTAGTGGAATGGATCACCTGAAGACAAAAGAACATTGGCCTATTACACCATATCGTAACTTTTACATTGCAGACAAATCTAAGTTTGCAAGGTACAACAATGGTCGGGATATGCCTGGCTGGATGAAAGGAGCAATCAATGTCTGAGTACAAACCTTTTATAGATAGGAAGCATCTTATGCAACACGCATCTGTATTGATGGATGAGATTGATTTCCTAAGAGAGCAACTGCAACCCCACGATACTGGACACATACACACTGCAATCAGTGTGCTAGAAAGTCGTGTTGAGAAATTATTGGAGGACTTGAAAACATGAGTAAAGAATTGAAAGCATGGGAAAAAGAACAGCAAAGACGTAAGCAGGAAATTGCAGTAGCGATTTCAGAGATGCGGCCTGAACAATGGAAGGCAGTAAATGATGCGTTCAAAGCATTGCTCGCATTTGATATTGACTTCTCTGAATGTTATGAAATATGTAGCGCAGATGTTCCAAGAGATTTGAAGAGGGCTATGGCTGCACTTCAGTATGAGTTTGACCTGAGTTATGACGATGCCTAGAAACTTAGAGGAGACACTTGTTGCTACATCTAAGGACGATCTATCCGAAAAGATCAGGTGGTATCTAAACAGATATCACCCCCTTGGATATGACACTAGAGTTATACGCATGACACATGATCCTAACACTGGTAGGTTCACTGCTGTTATGTCACGTTGGGATTCTTGCGATTAGGAGAAAAATACATGGACATTATTATTGCAGTAATTGGTATGATTATTTTGTTGGCGTTTGGGCTATGACTACTTTCAACGACATGGTAAGTGATTACTATTCTTCCTATGAATACAATGACTTGAGAGATGAAACTAAAGCAGATTATAAATATCTAATCGGCCAGGTTTTAGATACAAAAGTTGAAGGAAGAATCTTTCGTAGCCTAGATGTCAAACAATTGACAACTAAGATGTGCAAACTTGCATACAACACATGGTGCGATAGAGGTATCCACTTCGCTAACAAGACAATGGCTATTGCGCGAGTCGTGTACAATCATGGCTTGCGTATGGAGATGGTCAACAACAACCCATTCAATGCTGTTCGCAGGCGTAAGCCTAAGAGTCGAACCACCCTGTGGGATAAAGAACACATCGTCCAACTACTGGACACAGCATATAGCGACTTTAACACACGCAACCTTGGGCTGATAGCACAGATGGCATATGAATGGTGTCAGCGTGTGGGTGACATGCGCCTACTCAAATGGTCTAGCATAGACTTTGAGCATAGGCGTGTGCATATCCTGCAATCCAAGCGTAGGGCAGAGGTTTATTTGCCTATCTCTGACGATCTTATGGATATGCTGGAACAGCAGCACGAAGACTTCGGCTTTCAGGAGTACGTTGCCCCCCGTCCTTATCCTATTCAGGGTAAGTATGAACCCTATACTATATACAAAATGTCCAAGCATGGACGCACACTTATTCGTAGCGCTGGGTTGCCTGACACTCTCCGACTGTCGGACTTACGGCGCACAGGTACTACAGAAATGGTCCAAGCAGGTGTTGGAATTGGACAGATAATGTCGGTTACAGGACATGCTAACCCACAATCTGTAAAGCCTTACATAAAAAATACATTCGATGCTGCAAATTATGCATTGACAAAACGAACTGCGCATGGTAAAAGCACATTAGATGCCGCAAAAGATGAGGATACATACAATGTATAATACATTAAATGATATAATAAATGAGACTACATTGTATATTGGTGAATCTAAGCGAATTAATTGTCCATCATGTAGAGGATATAAAACCTTTACAATTTCTAATATTGGTGGTAATGTAGTTTGGAATTGTTACAAGGCATCTTGTGGTATCAGTGGTGGCAAACGTGTTGGTATGACACCTAGTGATATCAGACAGATGAAAAAGAAACAGGAAGAAAAGGAAGTAGAATTTGTATTGCCACCATTTGTTGTGGCCCATCGTAATCAGAGACACCTAATTAAATGGTGTGCTGAGTGGGGTATTGACATTGATGAGTGTGGCTTGATGTATGATGTAAAGGAAGACCGTATTGTATTTCCTGTCGTACATGACAACAAGATTGTTGACGCTACTGGTCGGGCGTTGACAAAGCGACTCCCTAAATGGCGAAGGTATGGGTCTTCTAGTCTCCCCTATACCTGTGGTCAAGGTGATGTCGCCGTGGTTGTTGAGGACTGTGTGAGTGCGTCTGTAGTTGGCAATGAGAAATTTGTCGGGGTCGCATTGCTGGGTACTACGCTGCTTGATGAACACAAGCAATATCTCACACGGTTCTCAACGGCTATCGTTGCTTTAGACCCTGACGCATTACCAAAGACTATCTCGATTGGTAAACAATTGCGTGGTTATGTGCCACAAGTAAAAGTGTTGCGCCTTGAACAAGACTTAAAGTATCGCAACCCGACAGACGTAGAAAAACTAAACAAACTAGGAGCAATATAATGGAACTTATGGAACTAGCATTGATACGAAGCCTTATGAACAAGGACTTCTATGACAACAATCGTGGGGCTAAATGCCCAGACAAACTATTCAGTGGTGACAATCGTAAGATTAAAAAGGTTGTTGACATGGCAATGGATAAGTACAATCGAAGCGTAACCCCAGAGGAAGTACAGGCTTTGTTTGTATCAAGTAATCCATCTATTACTACAGCGCAACGAGAAGCATATAGCAACATCTTCCATCGTATCCAGCGCACTGACCCACTAGGTAATGATGTAGCAGGAGAGGTGCTTTCTCGCCTGTTTCAGCAGGTTGTAGGGGCAGAGATATCAGAGTTGGGGTTTGACTATGTGAATGGCGACAAGTCCAGCCTAGAACCCTTACAGCGCATTCTTGAAAGATACAACGATGACTTCACACCCAACCTAAACATTGAGTGGGATGACATTACGATTGATACTATCATCTCTAAGAATGATCTTGAAGCACGATGGACGTTCAATATCCCAACGCTTGCAACCAAAGTTTCTGGTGTCAACGATGGACATCTTATTGAGGTTGGTGCTAGACCCAACACAGGTAAGACATCCTTCCACGCAAGTTTGATCGCTGGTCCTGGTGGGTTTGCTGAACAAGGTGCAAACTGTATTGTACTCTGTAACGAAGAGAGTTACCATCGTGTTGCCGCAAGATATCTAACTGCAGCCACAGGCTTGACCATGTGGGATGTTAAGCAAAATCCTGCAAAGGCACGTGACCTGTATCGTCCTGTGTATGATAAGATTCGTATCAAAGATTCTACAGGCAGAGACATGTCTTGGGTAGAGAGTGTGTGTAAATCGTACAAGCCTGATGTTTTAGTCCTTGACATGGGCGATAAATTCGCTACAATGTCTGGCTACTCACGGCCTGACGAAGCACTCAAGGCTAATGCCATTTATGCTAGGATGATTGCCAAGCAATATGGTTGTGCTGTATTCTATATGTCACAGTTGAGTGCAGAGGCAGAGGGTAAGACAATATTGAACCAGAGTATGATGGAAGGTTCACGAACTGGTAAGGCAGCAGAGGCAGACCTCATGGTGCTGATCGCTAAGAACCCTGTAGTTGATGGGCAGGACGAAGAAGACACACAGCGTCATCTGTGCGTAGTCAAGAACAAACTGACTGGCTGGCATGGTAGAGTACACTGTGAACTAAACTATACTATAGGCAGATATGAGGTGTAATTATGAAACTAACACTTGACGTAGAGAATACTGTCACACATCGGGATGGCAAGATGCATCTTGATCCCTTTGAACCAGACAACTCCCTGACTATGATTGGTATGCTGAGTGACCAAGGAGAAGAGGTTCTCGTTACCTTGGATCATAAAGAGGTCGATAAGACCCCTAATGGTCACACTATAGTACAAGACTGGCTGGATAGAGCAACTGTGCTTATCATGCACAATGCTGCACACGACTTGTTGTGGTTGTGGGAATCAGGCTTTACGTATGATGGGCCTGTATTTGACACAATGCTGGCAGAGTATGTATTACAGCGTGGTATAAAAGAACCACTGTCTCTTGAGGCATGTGCTGAACGATATGACTTGGACACCAAGAAGCAGGACACACTGAAAGAATACTTCAAGAAGGGGTATTCAACTCGTGACATTCCTCATGCAGAGTTGTGTGGTTATCTATCTTCTGACCTTCATGCAACACAGCAGTTGTCAGATAAGTTGATGGTGAGTTTGAATAGTTTAGAAAGTGCTGGCTTGCGAGGCACAGTTGATCTAACAAATCAGTTTGCTGTAAGTCTTGCTCGTATCTATCAGCGAGGATTTACAGTGGACCTGTCAAAACTAGATGAGGTACGCCAGGAATTTGAAAAAGAAAAGTCTGAGTTGCATGAGAGTTTGAAGACACACATCCAGCGTATCATGGGTGACACGCCTATCAATCTCAATAGCCCAGAGCAATTGTCTTGGGTTATCTACAGTCGCAAGGTTAAGGATAAGACTGTGTGGTCTAATGCTATACATCCCTACATGAAGGATGCACCATTTAAGGATTTGATAAGAAGAGAGACAGAACGTATTTACAAAACGTATGCTGAACAGTGTAGTGATTGTAATGGTACTGGATACATTCGTAAGACAAAGAAGGACGGAACACCCTTTGCTAAACCACATAAGTGTATACCATGTGCATCTAGTGGTTATCTATACAAACCTACTGAGCAGGTAGCTGGCTTAAAGTTTATGCCACCTAATGCTAAATGGGCTAGTGCCAATGGCTTTAGCACAAGCAAGGGTAATCTTGAGATGCTAGAGAAGGCCGCACATAGCAAGGGTATGGACGATGCTGTTGATTTCCTGCGTGACATTCGTAGGCTATCGGCTGTTGAAACCTACTTGTCATCTTTTGTTGATGGCATACGAATACACACCAAGAAGGATGGTAAGTTACATGTAAGACTATTACAACATAGGGTTGCCACGGGGCGTCTGTCAGGTGCTGACCCTAACATGCAGAACATGCCACGTGGTCAGACATTCCCTGTAAAGAAAGTGTTTGTATCACGATTTATAGATGGCAAAATATTAGAGGCTGACTTTGCTCAACTAGAGTTCAGAGTGGCGGCATTTTTATCACAGGATGGAGTTGCAATTGAGGAAGTATCTACTGGATTTGATGTACATGCATACACCGCTAAAGTTATTACCGATGCTGGTCAGCCTACGGATAGGCAGACTGCGAAAGCCCACACCTTCGCACCATTATACGGTGCCACCGGATTTGGCAGAACAAAAGCAGAGGCAGCGTACTACGAACACTTTACGCAGAAATACAAGGGCATCGCAGCTTGGCATTCCAGATTGGCTAAAGAGGCTTTAAGCACACAGATGATTACTACACCTTCTGGTAGGCAGTTTAAGTTTGAGGGTGTACAGCGTCTTGAGAGTGGTCGTGTAACTAACTTCACGCAGATTAAGAATTATCCTGTGCAGTCGTTTGCTACAGCAGACATTGTTCCCATCGCCCTGCTTCACATAGAAAAGTTATTGCACGGCATGAGATCGTGTGTTGTCAACACAGTACATGACAGTATTGTAATTGACGTACACCCATTCGAGGAACGATCTGTACTGGACATAATTAAAAAAACTAATGATGACCTTCCAGGTTTAATTACAATGCGTTGGGGTATTGTGTTTAATGTACCACTAGAACTTGAGGCAAAAATAGGTAATAATTGGCTTGACACAAAAGACGTAGTGTGATACAACTACGGTTCTATTTTCAATGAAAGGAGCAAATACATATGAGTGAACTAACAGTAATTGATTCTAATAATTATGCAGCAGTGGCCCAAATGTTGGGCATGTCATCTGATACCAATGACAACGCAAGCACACTTGCAAGAATCAAAATTCATAGCCAGCCCATCAAGGGTAAGGCAGAAGTCAATGGTAAGATGATGAATGTAGATATAGTATCTGCAGGATCATTCTTCATGGCAGACGTTGAGGGTAAAACTATATACGCAGAGAAGATTAAGATGCGTATGTTCATGCAACGATTTATGTACCAGAAGTATGACCCTAATGCAAAGAACTATGTCAAGACAGTTATGTCAGAAAATCTTAAAATTGATCTTAAAGATAACTATGGTGGGTTTAACTGTGGCAAACCTTCTGGGTACATCAAGGACTTTGATGCATTGTCAAAGGATAAACAAGACCTGATCCGATCAATCAAACGTACACGTTCTACGTATGGTACTGTCACGTTTATTGATGCAAAGGATGAGAAAGGTAATGCAGCAGAACTTGAGAACGTGCCTTTTGTTTTTGACATTAGCCAAAAGGAAGGGTTCAAAAATTTCGCAGACGTTACAGCCAAGTTTGCCCAGCATCGTAGGCTTCCAATTATGCATGACATAATTGTATCCACTGCAGAACGAACTGGACCTAATGGCCCATACTACATTCCTGTGTGTGAGGCAGACCTTAACACAACACACGAGATTACTGATGAAGATCAAAGCCTACTGCGCGACTTTCAGGCTGTGATTGAGAATCATAATCGTTGGGTTCTGTCTGAATGGGAACAGAAGAACGTACAAAAAGCAACAGAAGAAGAGAAAGAACTCGCTGAATCTTTTGTTGACATTGATGTTGAAGAGGTAGAATAGTATGAACCATCCAGCTGAACTGGCGTTGCATAGTTACATGGAGAAGGCTTCCAATGGGAAGTCTACCATGTCGGAAAAAACTGCAAATCAGATTGCGGAAGATGTCCGACAGGCTGTGCTTCGCCAGTTTGGTGAGTCAGGTAGTAGAGAGTTTAAACTTCGCATGTCAAATATTGGTAGGCCAACCTGCCAGTTATGGTTTGAGAAGAATAAACCAGAGACTGCCCTGCCTCGCCCAACCACATTCGTAATGAACATGATGCTTGGCGACATCGTTGAAGCAGTGTTCAAAGGTTTATTAACTGAAGCAGGAGTAGAGTATGGTGATTCCGAAAATGTATCTCTTGATATTGGAGAGCATACCATTAATGGAACATATGACCTTGTTATTGATGGTGCTGTTGATGATGTTAAATCAGCATCTGATTGGTCTTATCGTAACAAGTTTGAGTCATTTGAAACTCTTCGTGATGGAGATGCTTTCGGATATGTCGGACAACTTGTTGGCTATGCTACAGCAACTGGCTTAAAACCAGGTGGCTGGTGGGTAGTTAATAAAGCAAACGGTAACTTTAAATATGTACCAGCAACTAATGTTGAATCTGAAAAAGAAATGTTGAAGATTGTACAAACAGTCAAGACTGTAGATGACAATAAGTTTCAGCGTTGCTTTGAACCTGTAGAAGAAACATTCAGAGGCAAGCCGACTGGTAACAAAGTCCTAGCCAAAGAGTGTTCGTTCTGTGACTATCGCAAAGCATGTTGGCCTAACATGAAAGAGTTGCCAGCAGTGAAGTCACAGGCAAAGGAACCAAAGATTGTTTCGTACGTTGAACTAGCGAGTGAATACAGCAGTGCATAATGCGAAACGATTTAGGGCAGCACGTAAGTTAGGATTTCGTAGTGGCCTTGAGCATAAGATTTCTGAATATCTTACAGACCTGAAAGTAAAATTTGATTACGAGTCTATTAAGATTGAATGGGAAGACCTTGCTTACAGGACATATACTCCAGACTTCGTGCTGTCCAATGGTATAATCATTGAGACAAAAGGAATGTTTACAGCGGCTGACAGAAGAAAGCACCTTGCAATCAAACGTCAGCATCCTAAATTAGATATTCGGTTTGTCTTTGAAAACAGCAGACGAAAGCTACGCAAGGGTGCTAAGTCTACATACGCAGAGTGGTGCATAAAGTATGGCTTTCGTTATTATGATAGGATCATACCTGAAGAATGGCTAAAGGAAAAGGGGAAAAATAGGCATCAGAAATTTATTAAATTTACAGGAACTAAAGTGAAGAGGAGCAATAAATGACAGAGGAAAACGAAGAAGATAAAGAAGTGGTTAAGATTACAGAAGAAGATTTTCTTATTCGTGTTAGTCCAATTAAAACTGATGAAGGTGAGTTTACAGGAGAGGCTAGTTTCTCTGTCATTAGTTCACAGGATAATGAAATACCAAGGGCTTTATATGAGGACTTAGAGTATGTAGTAAAGTGTATGCTATCAACAATTCCTTTGATGGAACAGGATGAGGCTTTCAGAGACTTTGTTGCTAACTATGTGGAGAATTATTTTTCATACGAGTTTGATGAAAGAAGTGACAAGCCTGTTGTGCAGGGTGTAGATGGTAACGTAATAACAATAAACTTTAACACAGACACGAAAGGTAGCGCTTGATGACAGATTATAATAAGATAATGAAAGAAATAGAAATGAAGCGACAGTGGAAAGATGTTGTCTTTGAAGACAAGACTGAACAGGCAGAACAACAGTCAGATAATAAATGGCTTGACGGAGTACGTCCTGATATGGTAAACAATCCACCTCACTATAATCACGCAGGTATTGAATGCATTGAGGCTATTGAAGCAGCACTAACACCTGAAGAATTTCGTGGGTACTGTAAGGGGAACAACATCAAGTACACATGGCGAGAAAGATATAAGAACGGCGATCAAGATATTAAAAAGGCTAATTGGTATATGAATCGTCTAGCAACTTATGGGGAACGACATGACAAGAGTTAAAGTATACATTACACTTGACATTGACCCAGAAGAATACCCTATACCAGCTGATGAAAATGTAGGGCAGGATATACAGGATAGTTTAGAAGAATACTTTTATGAAGTAGAGGGTGCTAACATTAGAAATATAAAAACAATTATGGAGTGATATACTATGAACAACTATTTACCAACAGACTACCAAAACTTTATTGCACTCTCACGTTACGCGAGGTGGAAAGAAGATGAGCAACGTAGAGAGACATGGACTGAAACTGTATCCAGATACTTTGACTATATGGAAAAGCATCTTGCAGACAAACATAACTATGTCTTGTCGGATGAACTACGGGCTGAACTAGAAGAGGCTGTACTGAATCAGCAAATCATGCCTAGCATGAGGGCGTTGATGACTGCAGGTCCAGCACTAGATCGTTGCCATGTAGGTGGCTATAACTGCTCATACGTGCCTGTAGATAGCCCACGTGCATTTGACGAGACAATGTATATTCTCATGTGTGGAACAGGCGTAGGCTTTTCTGTGGAACGCAGTTGCGTTGAGAAACTGCCTATTGTAAATGAACACTTTGAAGAAAGCGATACAGTAATCAAGGTCGGAGATAGCCGTCCAGGTTGGGCGAAAGCGCTACGTGAACTTATCTCTCTGTTGTATGCTGGGCAAATTCCTAAATGGGATGTTTCAGAAGTTCGTCCTGCGGGCGCACGTCTTAAAACATTTGGTGGTCGGGCATCTGGCCCAGCACCACTGGAAGAACTATTTGAGTTTATCATTCAAAAGTTTAAGGCGGCATCAGGACGTAGGCTGTATCCAATCGAATGCCACGACATTATGTGTAAGATTGGCGAGGTTGTTGTAGTCGGTGGTGTGCGCCGTAGCGCATTGATTTCGTTGTCTAATCTTAACGATGACCAGATGCGTCATGCAAAAGCAGGTGATTGGTTTAAGTATGAAGGACAGCGTATGCTTGCTAACAACAGTGTTGCTTACAAAGAGAAGCCACAGATGGGTACATTCATGCGCGAATGGCTGGCTTTGTATGAATCAAGGTCAGGTGAACGTGGTATATTTAACAGGCAATCGGCAAAAATGCAAGCATCGAAGAATGGTCGGCGTGATACTGAACATGAGTTTGGGTGTAATCCATGTAGTGAAATTATCCTGCGCCCATATCAGTTCTGCAATCTATCAGAGGTTGTAGCACGTGCATCAGATACACAACAGACTCTATCTGAGAAGGTTCGCCTTGCTACAATTCTTGGTACATTCCAATCAACACTGACTGACTTCAAATATCTTCGTAATATCTGGAAGAAAAACACAGAGGAAGAACGCTTGCTCGGTGTATCCCTTACAGGTATCATGGATAATGAACTGTTGTCTGGTAAGTCGGCACATTTAGGTATTAATATTGGTCAGACACTTGAACGTCTACGTGATGTTGCTGTCGAAACTAATGCAGCACTGGCTGAACAGATTGGTATTCCACAATCAACAGCCATTACTTGTGTTAAGCCTAGTGGTACAGTCAGTCAGTTAGTCGATAGTGCATCAGGCATTCATGCAAGGCATAACCCTTACTACATCAGGACTGTTCGAGGGGATAACAAAGACCCAATTACACAGTTTCTGATTAGCACTGGTATTCCTGCTGAACCAGATCACATGAAGCCAGACAGCACAACGGTATTTAGTTTTCCTATGAAGTCGCCTGATCGTGCTGTAACTCGTACAGATATGACTGCTATTGAACAACTTGAGTTGTGGTTAATGTATCAGCGTTACTGGTGTGAACACAAACCTAGTGTTACCATTACTGTAAAAGAACATGAGTGGTTTGAGGTAGGTGCTTGGGTGTATAAAAACTTCGATGAGGTATCTGGTATTAGTTTCTTGCCACATGATGACCATGTGTATAAGCAAGCACCTTATCAGGACATTGATGCAGAACAATACAAAGAGTTCTTGGCAAAGATGCCAAAGAGTGTAGACTGGTCAAAACTACAGGAGTTTGAGAAGGAAGATACCACATCAGGTGGACGCGAGTTGGCTTGTACTGCTGGCGTGTGTGAAGTAGTTGACTTAGATGCAGCATGATGCTACAGTACGAATTATTTGCAGTAGAACATCAAGAAGATGAGAATGGTATTTTATGCAGAGATTGTGG